CACACTTTCGATAGCTGCGACACTGTTAAATGTTACTAATGCAAATACATCGTCGTCTAGTGCTTCTTGTAATGTGTTATGAACTACCCTATCTATCCGCTGCTTGGCCCTATCTCTTACTTCAACGGGCCTGTCTGTATATTTTTTAATTTCGTTGACTGTATCTTCGACCCACTGATCTAATTCTAAACCATAGTATTTCATAGGTTTTTCGTCGGGTTTTGCGATTAGTATTTTTCTACCGTTCTTCTTCCAGGGATTAAATTTTTTATTAAAATGTTTAAATCTATCATCGGGTCTTGCTATAATATCGTGATGCTGTAGATCATTTTTAACGATACGATGCCAATATTTCCAACCGTTAGGATTTGATTTAGTTATTTCGTTACCGAAGTATCCAGTATCTACATAGTAAAACGTTCTTCCTATTTTGAGACATTTTTTTATGATTCTTTTTTTAAGAATGCCCCTTAACACTATAGGATCTGTTCCTTCTTCGGGATCGAATCTTGCAGGATCGACGGTTTTCTCGCCACACCCTGCTGCAAAAAGATTTATATAATCGTCCTCGTTGCCTTTGCTAAGAAATACCCATTTGCTCATTTTAACATTTCTTTAAGATATTTTTTCCAGACTTTATGATAGTCGCATCTGCGATAGTCTTTGAACCAAGGTCCGCCTTCGGTATAATGCAATGCCTTAGGAGAACCGTCTTTAGGTTCTTCATACCAACCAACTAACCAATTCCACTCCGGAGCTAGTTCTCCAATTTCTGAATCTTCAAGCCACTGGAATCTGTGCAGATATTGTCCAGTTTGTGAATTAACAACATCTGGTGTAATTTGTTTATTAGAAAGATGGCCGCAGTTCCACAGAATTGTAGAACTCCAATTTTTTCTTGGATAAGGTAATTGTTTACAACCGTCCATCTTTAGGCCTTCTTTTGGCGTATAATCATGTTTGACTACCATAACAGCATATTGATCATCTGCTTGATCGAACAATTTTTTGACATCATCAACAAATACAAAGTCGCAGTCTACAAATACTGCCCAGCCCTTGTAATCTGCCAAATACGGTGCTAAGAATCGTGTAAATGTAAATTCTGTAGAACTTAATGGATCAGCGGCTCGTGTATAAATTCCAGCTTCTCTTAATTCTTTTTGTTTTAAAGGAATAACTTCAGCGTCCGGTTGATGTTTTAATATACTGTATTCGCATACTTGATATGCAACATCTTCTCTAATATCATAACCTACGAATACTTTCATTTTCTTTCTATATCCTCTTCGTCACAGGCTTCGCCGTATTGTATCTCTACAATCTTTACCGGATAATCATAAGGGTTTGTTAATTGATGCCATTCTTTAACAAGGATATCTAATTGATCATGTTTTTTAAGCATCACTGGCGGTAATCGATAACCGCCGGGCATATCTCTGTTTACATCGGCATTACCGTCACTCACTATCCAAAACTCGGATCTTTTAAAATGCCGTTGCATACTTAGACTCTTTCCTGGATCAACTGTTAGCTCTTTAACTTTCATTCCAGGAACCTCGTGAAGCACACGATAATATCCCCATTGCCGTTCTGTTTTAGGAGCTTTCCATTCTTCTAATATCCAAGAACTAGAATTCATTTTGTTTTCTCCGCCAACGCCGAACACAAATTCTATATTGTCTACATCGGTATCCATTTCCGGAATATTTTCTTTAGTTCTATCGCCGCCGTTAGCAAAAACAATTTTATAATCGGGCCATGTTTGGCGACATAATTTAATAGCATGTTTAGCACTATTGTCGTCGTCGTTAAATTCTATAACAAAGTCAACATCTTTTAAATTTTTAACTATAGTCATGCGTTCGTGAAACGGCATAAACGACCTGCCTTTTTTACGAACAAGCCATTGATCAGAATTTATTCCTACAACTAATATGTCGCCTAGTTGTTTAGCAGATTTAAAATAAGAAATATGACCGGAATGTATTGGGTCAAATCCTCCAGTAACCAAGACAAGTGTTTTCATGCAGATATTTATCTACCCAGATAATGGTAAATATCGAAGTTGGAGGAATGATGGAACTAGAGCTAGCAAAAAAAATATGTAGGATCGAACAACAAAAAGAATTAGCTAATTCTGTTGGAATGACCGAATGGGCAAAATATTTAGACGAAGATCAATTCTTATTAGAAAAAATAGAAATTTTTAATTTATTGAATCTTAATAAACATACAAATCTTCGAGTATTAGACATCGGTGCAGGATTAGGACATTTTGGTTCTCTATGTCAGTATCATGGGCATCAATACCTAGGAACATCTTTTGGCAGAACTTCGAACACACTAACTCCATTCCACAAAGATGCAAATTTAGAAATATCCGAGTGCGGAATATTTCCTAATTATGAAAAAAAAATTCCCAAGGGCCCCTGGGATTGTATCGTAATGATAAGAACAACGTTCGAATTAAACGAGGAATGGTCTTCCGATGATTGGAAAGAATTATATCATATTTGTATGGAAAATTTAAAATCCGGAGGTCAACTTTTTATAAAAAGTAATCTTGCTGTTGAATTAAAAAGAAAATACGGAAGATTAGAAACTCAATGTTGGCAAAGAATGATGGAAGCATTTCCTAACAAAAGCCCATTACCACAATGGAGTTGGGCCACATGGCACTGGATTAAAGAGTAGCGTCTTCTAGGCCAGAGACTCTGAGTTTTACAATATTACTTAGATGCCATTGTTTTTGGTCTAAGGCTTTGATAATGCCTAGCCATTTATTTCTTAATAGGGCAAAGTCGTTGATAATTTTCTCAAAATCTACAACGTCAGCCTCGCCTTCTACAAACTTTTCACAGTCTCTAGAGCTTAACTGACGTTGATAATTTTCAAGATACTTGCGGAAGTGTTGACTACGAAGTCTACGAAGTTCAATGTTAAGATATTCAAGGATGCCTTCAATTTCTTGAAGTTGATTAAAACGATTTTCCACGATACCTGGCATCTGCGCAGAAGCTTTCTCGATATTTCCCGCTATACGGGTATCTTGTTTTGCTTGAATTAATTCAGCTTCATAATAGGCCACAGCATCGGGAATATTGCTTATATCTTTGCTAACCTTGTCATACCAATTCATTTATTCCTCATCTTCGTATCTATCGTAGTCATCATAATCTTCTTCAATCTCTTCGCCGTCGATCGAATAATTTATAGCATCATCGAGATATGGGTCAACCCCTAAAAGATTTTCTAATACCGTATCCTTGATACCATAATCAAGTAACGTATTAACAAAATCATATGCTACGTCTTTTCTAGCTTTTTCTGGAATATGCTCTACTACAGAATTCCAAAGGTCGGCGATTAAATCATCTTTCATTATTGGGTCTCCGTTTCAGGTTCAACTGTAGTAGTTATCTCAGAAACAGATTTTTCGCCATGATTTGAAATGTCAGACATGACTTGATCTAAACATCCACCTTCATTGCGTTCCCACTCTTTGCGATAGAATTTAAGAATCTCTCCATCACTAGTTACATAAGAAAGTCTATTACCATCTTTCTTAAGCATACCTTTACCTTCAGCAAGATCAACTAATCCGGAATACGGATTCATACCGGTTTCATAAGGGATCTTAACTTGAACACTCTCAAACGGTTTAGCGTAACGAGTTTTCATGATTTTACAAGCGGCCCTGATACCTTTGACTTCTGAAATCTTATTACCATCTTCATCTTCTTTGAGCTTGAGTTTTTTCATAGCTACAACGATAGAACTTGCATAAATGAAACCTTGACCTCCGGAGATCTTGTCATCTGGATCGAACATATCTTGTGAAGCGTATGTGTGATTAGTAGCTACTAATCCAACATTAGCTGAACCAAACATGTTTACACAGTTACGAACAAGTGCTGTCAGTGCCTTAGGCTTACGACCCATGTCACCTTTCAAGTCACCTGCTTCGAACTGATTAACATCCGTCGGAGTCAATAACATTCCTAGCGAGTCGATAATGAATAAGACCTTAGGACGATCTTCTTCAACCATTGCTTTATATTCGCTCATAAACTCGTTGATAGTTTTAGCAACGTCGTCGATCATTGCCATATTGAGTTTAAGAAGTTTTTCTTCGCTAGTGTCTACACCTAGTGCATGTAACCACGCTTCGTCGAGTGCGTTTTCACTGTCGACTAGAACGACAAATATTCCTTGTTCCTGTGCGTGACGAACAAGGTTACCTGAACAAATATAAGATTTACCTGCGCCAGATTCACCGGCAAATACAGTAACCTTGCCTAGCGGAACACCTTTGTGGAAGTCGCCGCTAATCAAATAATTCAAGGCATAATTACCTGTAGAGACCCAATCAGTTGGATCATTAAAACCAATACTAAGCCCTTCTATACTCTTAGTGATTGATTTTCTAAATTTAGAAACATCAAATGCTTTTGCCATATTATTATCCTGTAATGAGAAGAACTCGAGCGTAAGAACTATGTCTCAGAGGCTCGAGCCGTGTTACCTATTATTGCTGACGAGCGCGAATCTTTGCAAGAATGTCTTGTGCTCTTGATGCGCTTTCAGTAGGTGCAGCCGCTGGTGCTGCCTTAGGTGCAGTCGCAACTGGTGCTGGTTCATCGTCGACCTGATCATCTACAG